ATGCTAGACAACGCAGAATTAACAAGGCTAGTTCAGAAGTTGATCGATGATGGCATTGATCGAGATGTGAAGGTTGCAACCCACGAGACGAGATTGCAGCAGCTCGAGTATGGCGCACAAAATAACGAAAGGTTTATGAAACAATGGCAGTAGAATTAAAAGAGCATTGCCCAAAATGCAATAAACAGATGCTGCGGGTGGTGGATAGCCGAGCAAAGCGCATATCAATGCCATTTGCTGCGACAAAAATAACCGCCAGAGCACGAAGGAAGCGTTGCGGCTACTGTGACCACCGATTCAACACAATCGAGCTCCCAGCGCTTTATTTTAAGGAATTAGAAAAATACAAGGTTAAGTTTGTTGACGCAGTAAGCAAATCTTTGGATATGGTAATTTAGGAGAATGAGTATGGCTAACGATAATAAAAAATACTACACGCATCATTTAACTCATGCTGATCTTAATAAAATGGCACCTGATAAATGCATGTTTTATAAATCACGCCAAGAAGCTGTTATTGAACAAGAAAAGGACGGTGGCATTATTACAAAGATCATGAACTATGACCCACGCGATTTAAAGGCGCAATACGGTGAGCCATTAAAGAAACCGGTGGGTGCAATTAAAACACCACACGAATTCTTGGGTATTAAGATAGCAGAAGGCGCAAAGAAATACGTTGAGGGCTATCTATTGCAGAAACCAGCCGCGCTCGTATATCGTTGACAATAACGCAAATAATTGATATTATGCCGAAATGATGTGGGATTTTATCTACAAACTAATGTATTGCTGCATAAATGATGAAGCAGTGCAATATCAGCCCTATCACTAGAAAAAGGAATAATATGAAAAAACCATCTTCGACTAAAGCACCAGCACCTTCTAAGCCAAGTACCAACACAAAGAAAACAAGTGTTGCTAATGTAGCTGTTAAAGTTAAGCCAGTAATGGTTGGTAAGTATTCTGGGAAGAAATTTCTAACCTATGTGTTAATTTCTAAAATCTAAAAATAGAAATAGGTTAGAAATGGCTGGACGGCCAAAAGGCATACCAAAGACTGGTGGAAGAAAAAAGGGCACGCTTGGCAAAAGGCGGGCAGAGATAGCTGTTAAGGTTATATCAGAGGGGATAACACCATTAGAGTTTCTTTTGGATGTAATGCGAAATGAAGAGAATATGATAGATCAAAGAGTTGATGCAGCTAAGTCAGCTGCCCCATATATCCACAAGAAGATGCCACAAGCTATAGATGGCAACCTAAGCGGAAAATTCGAGTTTTCATGGTTAGATTAAACATCCCATACAAGCCAAGGGATGTATTTAAGCCGTATCACGAAAGCACGAAACGTTTCAGTGTAACGGTAGCGCACCGCCGGGCTGGTAAAACAGTGGCTCGTATCAATAAGCTAATAAGAAAGGCATTTGAAAACAAATTACCAAACCCATGCTATGCTTATGTTGCGCCATACCATGTACAAGCAAAGGATATTGCCTGGGTATATCTAAAGGACTACACGCGGCCTATACTTGATCTGGGCGGCAAGATTAACGAGAGCGAGTTAAGCATCTCATTTCCTCACAATAACGCATTGATTAAGCTATATGGCGCAGAGAATTCAGAGCGTATGCGAGGCAAGTACTGGGACGGCATAGCATTAGATGAGTCGCAGGCTATGCAGACTAACATGCTAACAACTATTATCTTACCAGCATTAGCAGATCGCAAAGGCTGGCTAGACGTATCAGGCACGCCTAATGGATGGAAGAATATGCTAGGCGATGTAGTTAAGATGGCCCAAGCTAATCCTGATGAGTGGTTTTTGCAGGTATTAAAAGCATCCCAAACAAATCTGATTGATTATGAAGAGTTGCAGCGCCTCAAGGGATTAATGACGGACGAAGAATACGAGCAAGAGTTCGAGTGTTCGTTCGAGGCCGCTATAGTTGGCTCATACTATGGCAAAGAGATGACGCTTGCCCAAAACGAAGGCCGCATATGTTCAGTGCCATACGAGCGCGGTGCATTGGTGCATACTGCCTGGGATTTAGGAAGCTCGGATGATACTGCCGTGCTGTTCATTCAGCACGTAGGTAAAGAGCGCCGCATTATTGATTCATTCCGCATTAGTGGCGCTGATCCTGATTATCTCGTTAAGATGCTGCGAGAAAAGCCATACAACTATGGAGACTGCCTATTACCGCATGATGCAGCTAACAAACTGCTTGCCGCTGGGTCTAAATCTATCGAGATGATATTTAGGGAAAATGGAGTACAAAACATAAAGATTATACCGCGTGCCAAGAATCTTACAGAAATCAATGATGCCATCCGTGCAGTTCGTATGCTATTGAATCAAGTGTGGTTTGATGCTAAGAAGTGTGGTGAGGGTGAAAATAACTTCTTGGATGCAATGCGATATTACAGACGCGAGTGGAAAGAAGAATCAGGTGTATTCAGCGCGAGACCTAAACATGATTGGTCTAGCCATTATGCAGACGCAATGCGTTGTTATGCTATGGCCGGTAACTTGGTCGGCGGTAATGTGGGCATTAACTACAGAGAACTTTACGGATAACGGGGAGAAACTAAATGAATCCAAAACTATTTGATAAACTAATTGAAACATCAATCGCACCTATTGCTAAATGGGAGCGCGTTGGCGATATTCTTAAGGTGCGAGTTGATCGCCCAAATGCATCTAATCCAGATTTAGAACGCATACAGCGCGGTGCAAAGTTTGATCTTCATATCATGTCCCCTAACATTATCCAGAACCTAGAGCTTCACGGCATTGAAATTCCAGAGGATGTCCGTTCTAATATCATTCGCGAGATTCGTAGTGAGGCGTTAGAGGGCTTTGTATCCGATGTAGATGCTAATGGTGTTACGTTTGATCCAGAGCTTCACCGCGTGGATATTGATGGTAACCGCGTATTAACCAAATTTGACACATTTGCGAAGAAAACCGGAGCAAAGCCGATTACTAAAAACTAGCCCTAGACAAGCTACTCGTTACCGCTGTGAAGCGGAAACATTCCCACCGATGGAGTCTACATGGCCCTACCTAAAGACGAAGAAATACTAGATAAGTTTCATAATTTCCGCCTGAAGTTTACGGATGGGTGGCGGCGCGAACGTTGGATTCAAAGCGAGGTAAGAGAAAACTACTCTGCCGTTGATGGCTTTAGCTATGGTGATGGCACATCAGGCCAATGGGAAAACCTTGATTACATCAAGCGCATCAATGACGGTAAGCCCATGTTTCAGATTAATAAGCTGGCCCGTGTGGTTGATTCTATTGCTGGATTCCAGATTCAGAACCGCTCAGAAATACGCTATATTCCCCGTGAAGTAGAAACACAATCGCAGCAACCGCAGCCTAATCAGCCCCCACAAGCGCCTATGATGGGCGATAGCTCTAAACTTGCCGATGTAGTTAATGACGGCATTGAATATATTAAGAATGAATCACGCTGTGAAGCGGAGAACAGCGCAGCTTATGCCGATATGCTCACCTGTGGTATTGGCGCTGTGGATAGCGTTATCACGTATGATGAAGATGATGATGGTATCGGGCAGCCAAGCGCACGCCGTGTAGCTCCATATTTATTAATGTGGGATGTAGCTGCCAGGAAGAAGAACCTAACTGATGCAAATGCAGTTGCCAGCGCATCTTTGCACGATAGAGAAACATTATTAGAAGAAATTAATGCGGATCGCCCCAAGGGTGAGAAGATTGCTATGCTACCTAATGCAGCGGCAGCAGATCGCTTCTTATGGTGGTTCTGTAATGATCGCGACAATCTCGTTGCAGCATATGATTTTCAATGGCGCGTAAAAGAGGCGTATTGGCAAGTACAGAACCCATTCGTTGCACAACCAGGCCTTATTCCATTCCTGCAAGAATCAGGAGCATTAACTATAGCAACATCGAGCGGCGTTGATCTCGCTAGTGATAGTGTGTTCAACATCGATATTGATGAGAAAAAGGCAGTTCAGGATGTATTTACAACATTAGGTCTTGAGTTTAAGGCACTGAAGCAGCGCCGTTATCGTTACTACCGCGCCAATATCGTAGGCGATATCGTAGTTAGTAAATCCGATAACTATAGCCAAAAAGGTTTTAGCCTTAGTTTCATGACTGGCAAATGGTCGGAAACACGCCAGTGCTGGTACGGCCCTATCAGCCTTGCTAAAGATCCACAGCGTCTACTCAACAAGTGCATGAGTGATATATCCGAGACCATGTATATCAGCCCGCACGGTGGCGTTGCTATTGAGGCAGGCGCAATTACTGGCGGTGCATCTGGCGATGCGGCGCGTGTATCACTCAAAGACTTCAAAGAAACATGGTCAAAACAGCGTGAAGTTACAATCCTGGCTGATGGCGCTATTTCTGGCCAGAAATTCATGATGAAGCCGCAAGCGCAAATCTCGCCAGCTAGCATGCAAATGCTCCAATACGCAGAGCAAGCCGTTCTTGAGGTTGTTGGTATCACCCAGGAGTTCTTGGGTGTTGCTGATGGCGGTGGCAATCAAGCTGCAATGCTTCAGGCGCAGCGTGTTAAGCAGGGCTTGGCCGTACTTCAAACCTATGCCGATGCGTATAGCTTCTTCTTAATTAATCAAGCCAAAAACCATGTCGAGATGTTGCGTGTATTATCCGAGAACAGCGGCGGCTTAATAATTCGCAATCTATCTGGCAAAGGTGAGCAATCAGCCCCTTATGTGAAGCTTCTTAAGGATCAAATCGCTATTAAATATGATCTGATTGTTAAAGAATCGCCAAAAACACCGGATGAGCGCGAGAAAGAGAATGACGTTCTATTGCAGTTGATGCAGCTTATTCAAACGAGTGGTGGCAATCCACAGCCAATGATTCCACTGGTGATTGAGAACCAAAACATCGACAGCGACAAGCTTGATAAGATTCTTGCCGCAACGCAACCGCCGCCACCACCGCAACCTGATCCGGTAAATCAAGCTCTATTGCAAGCACAAGCTGCTTCATTGTTGGCCGATGCTAAGTACAAAGAGTCGCAAACTAAGACGAATGACTTCGAGTTGTTGCAAAACTTTAAAGACTTCCGCGAAGGCAACTCACTAGATCGCGATAAGCTTAAAGCAGATATTGCCCAAACGGTATCGAACACAATCCTAAATCTTGGCAAGGCGGCGGCGACCAATGCCCAAGTGCAGAATGAGTATGTCACCACGATGAACTCAATAATGCAGCCTTCGCAGCCAAGCCAGCAAGATATGACGCAACAACCAACGCAACCAATGGGGCAATAGCATGACCGAAACATTATTAAGCGAATCTAAACCTGATTTGACAGATTCTAGCATATTTGAGGCAGAACTTGCCAAACTGGAGGCTAATGATGAGCCAGAGGATACCGCAGATGAGGTTGCCAAGCCCACAGAGGACGAAGAGCAAGAAGCTCCCATACAAGAACAAGATACAGTAGCGGCTCAGGATGATGAAGATCCAATTCCCAACGAGCGTAATCTTGTTCCATATTCTGCGCTTAAACAAAAAACAGCTAAAATACACGCCGCAGAAGCCCGCGCATTACAGGCGGAAACTAAACTTGAAATGCTGATTAAAGCACTGGAAGCCAAGAATGGGCGCGAAACTGAAATTACTTCAAAAACAGACATTTCTCTTCCAGATATGACCAACCCATACGATATCAACGTACAGCCTGTTGAATATTTGGCTCGTGAAGTGGAAATTGCAAAAGAAGAAACCAAGGCAATTAAAGCAGTTTATGCACAAGATAAGAAGATAACCAATGAGCAACGCCAAATTCAAAACATATTTGCCCAGGCCGATGCAGATATTGCTAGTGCTGTTAAATCCGGCTCTATTCCTGATGCTGATGCTCGTGCTGCATATGTATTGCAGTCTAAAGCAAAAGAGTTTTCCATGTTTGCGGAAAATCAAGAGCAAACGCAGGAAATGGTGCGAAACTATTCTATTGCGTTAGCCGCTAGAGCAAAAAGCCAGGGTAAAAGCATTGCTGATGCGGTTAAAGAAATATCCGAAACAATGGGCTATCAGCCTAAAGCAAAGGAGGTAATAGCTAAACCAAATGGGCAAACACGTGATATTGATGCAATTGCCAAAAACAAAGCTAAAAGCTCGTCTCTTTCGGCCACTGGCGGCAATGCAACACTTAATGGCACGCCAACCACTATCAAGGCTGCGCTCAATAAAAATGGGAAGGGCACCAATGATGAAGAGTTTTATCGCATGTTAGATGGGCTTAAGTCGTGAGATTCTACGAACAAAAATTACAGGCAACACACCAGCTATTAACTGAAGGGTTAGCTGAAATCACGCCTGAACAAGTGGCTATTGCACTGGAAAAGGATCGCAATTGGGTTCCCATGATGTTTCCATTGCCTATGCACTGCATAGCGGATGGAGTGCCTAAACAGATATTCCTAGAGTTTAAAGAATTCCAGGAATTAGCGCCAATTGTGATGAAACGCGAAATGGCTTTACTTCGTGAATTACAAAAGCTACAATCGCACTAACTGGACTACCGCACCACGATAGAGTGCAACAGTTTTTCTGGTTTCTGGGATCAAAAACCACGACATGGGCAAATAGTCGTTAAAAGGCCACGTTTTAGCCAACGTTAAACCAGCTCGTAATACATAACCAGTTATGTTTTTTAACGAGCAATAAATAGGTTTAACATGGCAAATACAACTTTTTCATCGGCTTCAGTATTTTCCGTAAAACTCTGGTCTGACCGGGTTGAGCAGGATATTACGACCGATACCGAGTTTGTTTCTGAGATGGTCTCGGATCAAATTCTTATTAAACAAGATGAACTCCAAAAGAATGCTGGCGACCAAGTGAAGTATAACTTCCGTGGCCGCGATTCTACCAAAGGTTTGATCGGCGATGCAGCGGCAACTGGTAACGAGAAAGCACTTACTTTCTACCAAGCTACCATGCTCATCAACAAACTCCGTAAGGTGTTCTCGATTCCAACTAAAGGCTCTATTTCTGCACAGCGCGTAGTATTTGATATGCCTAAAGAAGCATATGCAACTCTCCGCGATTACATGCAAGAGCGCCTGATCGTTGGTACATTTAACCAGTTGGCTGGCAACGTAGCTACCTCAATCACTTGGGATGGCGAAACTTTTGCGACAACGACTGAATTGCTGGAAATCACTGGCATGAATGCAGCAGTAGCTCCAAGCTCTCTTGCTCAAATCTGGGCTAACGGCAACACCGTTGATTCAGGCGTTAACTCGGACACGGCTGCTAAATTCAGCTTGACTCTGATTGATGAAGCAGAAGCTCGCGCTCGTAAAAACCGTCCATATATCCTGCCTTTGAATAAAGGCGGCATTATGTATCGTTGCTATTTGCACGTTGATGGCTTTAAGCAGCTTATTCAGGATGTCACGGCTCCAATTCAGTACCGCGATATTTACTTGAACAAGATTGCTTCTGGCAAATCGAACGAATTGTTCGGCACACGCTTCCAATATAGCCAAACAGAAGTTATCGTTACCGATAAGATTCCTTATGGCGTTGCAACCACAACCGCACAAACTAACGTTCGTCGCGCTGTGTTCTGCGGTATGCAAGCTGGTGCATTGGCTTATGGCCAAGGCTTCTCTGCAAGCGGCAAAACCACCCCAGGATTCTCTTTTGATGAGGATATCATTGATGTTGGCGCAACCCGCCGTATCGGTCTTTCTGCAATCTATGGCGTATCAAAAACGGTGTTTAACAGCCTCGACCGTGGCACGATTGTCATTTCACACTACGTAGCATAAGGAGAATTATACATGGCAGCTTTAACAGGAACTAACGTAGTTGCGAATCGGTATGAGCCAGGTCGTGAATATACCGCACTGGGTTCTTATACCCTTGCTGGTGCAATTGCTTCCGCTGATACGATTACGTGGACTAACCTTCTTCCAATCAACGGCGTTCAAATTCTTGAATTCCGTCTGTATGGTCAGGAGTTAGATACCAACGCAACCCCAACCGCTACAGTGATTGTAGGCGATGCAACCACAACCAACGGCTACCTGACAAGCAAAACCGCAGGTGATGCTAATGGTCAGTACCAGATGTTCGGTGACGGTGCATTTATTGGCCTTTCTACTGGCGCAACCAACGCTACGGCAACCCGTAACGTATTGCTGACGGTCGGTGGTACAGTAGCAACAGCAGCATCTACCGGAACGGTATATGTGATGGTTCGCTACTACTGCTCTGGCACGGATGCTTAAGGTTACTAAGTGAGCAACCTTGGAACTCTCATTACTCAAATAGGAAGTGAGATAAACCGTACCGATTTGGACACCCTTATCGGTACGGCTATCCAAACAGCTATTCGCAAGCACCAAACGAATAAGGTAAATTTTAATCAATTTATCGACACGACTCAGGTTACAACCGCTTCTTCAGAAGATTTACCCATTCCAACCAATTGTTTCGCGATTGATTCAATCAGAATGAATTACGGCACGAATGACTATCGCGTTCTTGATATCCGTGGTTGGACAGACATGCAGAGGAATTATGACAACGTTAATCCAGGTCGCCCTACTATTGCCGCTTTGTTTAATGGCGTTATTAAACTTCGTCCTAAAGCTGATGCAGTTTATAGCACTGTAATTTCTGGTTATCAAACATACGCAATACCATCCGGAAGCACTGATACTCATCCCTGGATGACCAATGCTGAAAACCTTATTAAGTGGGAAGCAAAGGCATTTCTATACGCCGATGTTCTTGAGGATGAAAACAGAGCTGTATGGTTTTCTAATATGGCGGGAAGCGAGCTACGCAGGATTCTAGGAACATACATGGCAGAAACTCAATCAAACGCGCTGGGGTATAACTAATGCTAGATGTTTGCCAATCACAGGAAACAAACTGCACATGGAAATTCGATTCCGTGAATGGGATGTATATTCTTAAAGATGGCAACGAACGTACGATTGCGCGGATTAATGGCAAGTATTTATATGATCCAGAAGAGAATCCAAACACAACACTACAAGTACAAGATTTATGGAATCACTGGAAGACAGTGAAAGATAACTACTCAAACGAATAACGGAGGCTATGCGTGCCAACAACAACTACTAACTTATCTCTTAGCAAGCCGCTGGTAAATAATGTTACCGACCAAGATTTGTGGGGTGGATACCTTAATACCGATTTAGATACGCTGGATAGCGAGGCGGCACTATGGTCAATCAATAAAAACGCTAATGATAAAACGTTGAGCAACGTAATCCTAAAGCGTGCCTATGTAACACCATACAGCGTTGGCAATATTACCGGCGCGGTGACACTAGATTATAACAATGGAAATGTGCAGTACGCAACGGCTACTGGCAACATATCAGGCCTTACAATAAGCAATTTCCCAGATGGCGGCTCAATGACGCTTGAGATCATTCAGGATGGCACCGGAAGCCGCACATTAACATACGACACGGCGGTTTATAAAACGGCAGGCGGAACCGCATTTACGCTTACAACAACGGCTAGTGCGGTAGATGAATTATACCTAAGAAAACGTGGATCACTCATTAAACTTAGCGGATCGAAGGATTGGAAATAATGCTCTGTTTAAATACAGATTTAGGGGTATTGGGAAGCCTTTCTAAGGGCGGCGCTCTTCCGCTTAACTCTATTCTATTATCTACAGCAAGTTCTCAATATCTATCCATGTCATCAGCAAACTTTGGAGCGTATAACTTTGCAAAGTTTACCATTTCAACATGGATTAAAATAACAAGCTTTCCTGGTTCTTCTATGGGGATATTTAGTCACGAAACATCGGGGTCACCCCGAAATATCGTGTACCTTACTACATCGGGCAAGCTAGCGTGGGATACTTTTGATTCTGCCACATACAGAAATACGCTTACTACAGCAACATTAAGTGCAGGATCTTATATCCACTTAATGTTTCAATACGACTCTGCAAACGCAACCGCAGGAAACAGAAAAAGGGTGTGGATTAACGGAACAGAAATATCTTCCTTTGATTTAGACGATATTCCAACGTCTGCGATAACAACACCAACTAGCAACGTAAGCGTGGGGTTTGTGTCCGGCATATCCACATTCAATGGTAATATCTACCAAATGGCGCTTATATCAGGAAATTTACCAAATATTTCTGAGGTTTATAGCTCTGGTAAAAAAGATATAGCAGCAGTCACGGGCATTCAATCTATGCTTGATGTTAAGGGCGGTGTAGTTACAACTGATTACGCACTTGCTACAGTGTGGACTAATAATGGCGGAGCTACTTCTAGCGGGGTAATTCCAACATGACGCGCCAATACAAATTCGCCAAAATAGCACCGCAACCAGGCGTTAATCCCGTGCCAGATAACACGCCTAGCAATACGCCATACTGGACGGCAACTGATAAGGTTCGATTCTACGATGGGATGCTGCGTAAGCTTGGCGGGTGGCAACAAATGAATATTACTGGTGCAAGCATTACTGGAGTTTGCCGCAGGATATTTAGCTATTTTTATAATGGAAAATACTATTATCTTATTGGAACGCATACCAAGTTATTTGAGCTAGTTCAGGGTGTGGTTACAAACATTACGCCATTAAAAACAACCAGTACCGTGCTTGGCGCAAACCCAATTACTACCGTTAATACATCTAAAACCATCACAATCGCTGATACGACTGCGGGACGGGCTAATGGCGATAGAGTTAAGTTATCCGGCGCAACACTAACTAATGGTATTTCAGCGGCGTCAATCAATAAAGAGTTCATTATTTCTGGCGTAGTAGCTAATACTTCATTTCAAGTAACCACAGATACGGCGGCAACTAGCGGTGGCACTGGTGGCGGTGCTGGAGTTAACGTATTCAATGAGATTGATGCGGGATATGTAGATTTAACGCTAGGTTTTGGCTATGGCGGAGGCAAGTATGGTGTTGGGCTATATGGCGTTGGAAAAACATTCACAAACACATACCGTAAGCCCCGCATCTGGTCGATTGATCGCTTTGGAAATGATGTTGTTTTAACGCCTGGTAATGGCGGTAAAGTATATATTTACCAAAATGATAATGCCACGGCCCCAACTGTTCTAACTAACTCGCCAAGTGCAGCAGATTTCCTATTTGTTGAGAACAGCTCTGTATGTGTTATTTCTGGTAATACGTTTTCAACCAGCGATATCGGCAACGGGACAGTATGGACACCTGATGCAACCAATCTCGCTTACTCAAATACACTAAAAAACGCAGAAGCATTTATAGCAAGTACGCCAACGCGAGATGGTAGATTATTGTTCACTACTAACCAAGTTTGGGCAATCCGTTATGTGGGGCAAGCAAGCGGCTTATGGTCTTTTGATCTAGTTGATACAACGGCCGGACTTCTCTCTCCTCTTTCGGCCCTCACGCATAATGGGGTTGCTATTTGGATCGGGCTTTATGATCTCTATAAATACGATGGTGGCGTTGTTACAAAAATACCAAACACGGTTAAGCAATATATTATAAATTTAAACTCTGAGAGCCAATATTATAAGTCGTTTATCTATATTAATCGTGTGTTTAACGAGCTATGGCTGCATTTTCCATCAGTAAGTGAGCCGGATAACTACGCCATCTATAATATAAATGAAGGTCATTTCGCTATTGGAACGATGAATAGAACAGCCGCCGAATCGCCATATCAAAGCGACATTGTGCCAATTCTTATCGACTCAAATAATGTATTATGGAAGCACGAAACAGGGTATGATGATGGTGCAAATGCGATGTACTGTTATGAAACCACAAATAAATTTCAATTAGGGGCCGGTGACAGCGTTATGAACATCATGGGCGTAAAGCCAGATAGTACCCAAGTGGGTAATGTGGATTTATCCGTTACTACGCAAATGTACCCACAATCGAGTACTTCGCGCACGTTTGGGCCTTATACTGTTACGCCCACGACAGAAAAGGTTGATGTATCTGTGCTGCTGCGAGTTAGACCGCTGTCCTACTCAGAGATTGCGGCCGGGGACGAAGAGTGCCTGGAAATTGA